TGGGCTCGATAGCCCTTTTTAATATTGACTTTCATGCGCCTATTTATGGCCCGGTCGGCACTTCGATCATGGCATCACGATATTGCAGATGCGACAAATGGACGACGGTCCGGCCTTCGATATCGGCGTCGAACTCAACGCAGCCATCGTCCACAATCAGGTCATGCTCCCCGAACATTGCGCGCGTTCCAGCGGGCAGGCCTTCGACCAGGTTGCGCGAGGTCGTTAGTGCGAATTCACCCTTCGACCGGACTTCACCGGATGCGACATCATAATAGATCGCGTTGGCGTCGGTCGTATCCAGACCTCCCACGCGGAATGCGGCTCCAAGCGGCTCCGACATGCCGGGCAATGCGGCCAGCAACAGAATTCTTCCAGCTTCGTCGAAGTATGCAGTGCTCATCTCTTGGTGCCCCCCAGTGTCAAAACAATGTCGCGGATATGAAGAGGTCGTGAGACCGATGCGGTGATGTAAGAATGTGAATGGCACTGGCCGAGGACACGCACTTGTGCTCCGGCGACCACGTGGGTCAAACCGCCTGACTGCCGCCAGTATGTGTTACCACCCGTGGTGGAAATGCCGGTGATCTGTGATTGAACTTGGTGCCAGCCGCCGCCTGTATCCACAAAAAGACGAAGCTGCGCAGCGGTATCATAGCCACTGGTGCCATCAACCGTGTAGGCGACGTCAATCACACCCTGTCCCCACGCGCCATCGCCGATGATCATCCAGCCGGTCTCAATGAAATTGACCGTCTGGCTAGCCGGAACGTAGGCGTCAGGTGCCGTTGCTACCTGACAGGAGCCGACGGCGCCGCCTGCGAGCCACAGCGTGTCGATCGACGCGTGCCGAATTCGCGCGGTATTGATGTAAGTGACGCCGCCGCTGACCTCGAACGGTGCGTAAGCTGCTCCACCGGGAGGTCCGACCATGAAACGACTAGCATCGATCCGGACGTAATCTTGGCCAGGGCCACCATTCATCGCGCTGATGCCGGTCACCCATCCGTTGGAATCCAGAGCGACGCCCCAGCGCGATTGCGTCACACCAAGTGCGGTCGCGACCGTGCTGATGCTGGTCTGTGCAGTCGCGATTTGACCACCAAGCGTCGAGTTGACCGTGGTGAGCGCCTGAGCCTGGGCGGTCGCCTGATTGGCAATCGCCGTGAAGCTCTCACTGACGCGGGCTTCGACGGATTTGCCGGTGCCGTTGAAGTTGTTCAGCCGCGCGCCGACATTGGTGATTGCAGTCGCATTGGCAGCGTCGCCAGCTACCCGCAGGCCCTGTTCTGTGGTGATCGCTGCATGGGCTGCGGCGAGGCCCGTCGATGGATTATTGACCGTCCCTTCAAGCGTGGTCGCACGGCCTGCCAGCACGCTGTCTGCATTGACGCGCGCAAGCTCCTCACTCTCAATCAGCGCATGCGCGGATTGCAGACCCGTGAGCGGGTCGTTGACCGACGCTTCAAGGGTGCTGGTCCGTCCGGCGATCGCCAGGTCTTCCGCGACGCGCGCGTCTTCCTCAGTAGCGATGCGCGAATGCGCCGATTGCAGCCCCGTTTCCGGATCACGAATTTCCGCAAAAAGTTCTGTCGATCGGTTGTCGCCAGCGGTCGTCAGATGGACGGCGTCTTCGAAGCCCTGCTCGATCTCGGCCCAAAGCGCAGGCGGAAACGGCTGGACCTGAATCTCGCCGATCATCTGCTGCTGGGCAGCGATCTGGCCAAGCACATCTTCGACAGAACGATCGCCGATCGTCGTGCCCCAAGGTGCGCCGACGGTGGCGTTGTCTTCCGGCCGTGTATCACCGACTATGACGCCAGCCGACCAATCGTAATAGAGCGGGCCAGCGATCTGACTGAGGATCAAACGATCGCCAGTGACTCCCCGCACGGTCCGGTAGCTAATGGCGACTTCGTAATTGGTGTTGGGTGTGACCGAGGTGATCTCGATGACGCGAGCGGCGCGGCCGAAGGTGCCCCAGTGCATCCAATCGAGATTTCCGATCGGACGGTATTCGATGATGATCGAAGCAGTGTTCGGGTCATCGTTTTCACCCGCGACGACGATCGCCGGGATCGTGACCCCTGTCCCGTCCGTTATCGAATTCGCAACGATCGACCACGCAGCCGCATCAGGAGCGCCTGGATTGGATGGGTCGTATCCAGAAAGCACCGGAGAAGGCGGCGCGACTTGCGCCTGCCCAAGTGCGAAAGCATGCTTGGCGTCGGTTTCTGATTTCAGGGCGAGCGATACGGTCAGATCGCTGGGGTTGAATTCCCGCGACATAACGATGCATTTTTGGCTGACAGAGCCAAGCTGCGGGATGTTGACCAGCACAGCATCGCCGACACGGACATCAAGCAGGCGGATGCGACCCTTGATATTGAAGGTCAGCATCTCGCGTGAGTTACAAAGTTCGTAAGTGGCTAGCTGGTGCGCCTGCCGTGCTTGCTGGACGAGGGTAAACTCGGCCTCGACCGTCTTCTTCTCACCGCCGTCTTCGGCGATGTAGACCGGGGAAGACACCTCCTCGCCCGCGATCATTTCCCACTTGTGGGTCTCTTCGCGGTAGGTGGGGATGATCGTGTTCGCACGGTCGCGCCACGAGGTCGAAGTCATCACTTCGACTTCGCCGATGACATCTGAGGGATTGATCGCAAAGGTGGCGGCGCGCGGCGCATTGAACGTGCATGAAATCTGCGCGCCACGGCTGATCGGGACACCGCCACCGGCTTGCAAAATGGTAGCGAGCACTGAGAATTTGTCGTCGGCCGTGGTTACGACGCCGCCGATTTTCCAGCCGTTCGCGTCAGCGATGTTGGCGCCAGCGACGAACGCGGCGACATCGACCTCAGGCCATTTGGCACCGATGCCGTATTGCTTGCCGCCTCCCCACCAGCGGCCGAGGGTCCAATCCAGTGCCGCTAGAAACGGGTTTTCGCTGAATTGCCATGTGGTGTGATCGTCGCGGCGCTGCGTGCCGGAACCACCGGGGAAAGTGCTATCTCGACGCGGGTCGTAGAGCTTGACCCCCCGCAAGGTCCAAACCGATGCGGGCACCCCGTTCGGGAATTTTTCCGTGTCGTATTCGAGGTCCATGATCGCATGGGCCAAGCCGGACAGCTTGCCGGGATTGCCTGGAAACGCGCGTCCTCCGGACATCTCGACTATCGTTTGGGTCGCGGGCAGCGTTTCTGCGCTGACCACACGCATGTGCATCGCGCGCTGGTAAAGCTTGGAATTTGGATCGGCAGCGATGCCTTCGGCGCGCGCCATCCCCAAGGCGGGCGTCCCGTTCCAGACGATCTCATGATCGCTGGCGGTGTAAGTTTCATACCCTGCAATCGGCCCGGCGCTGAGAATGGCGACCAGTGCGAGATGCTTGTTTTTCTTGCCGTATGTCGCGCGATACCCGACGTAACCACCCGTCGCCGAGCGGCCATACATCACTGGAACCGGTGATTTCGGATCAAGCTTTGTCGATAGGACCTGACCCGAACTTGGCTTGGGAATCTTCATCGTCAGCATGCTGACGGCCATCAGTGCGACGCCGGTCACGGTGAGGACCGCCGCCCAGGACACGGCCATCGTGCCGATCATGAGCGCGGTGCCGAGCCCGACCGCCGTTGCTACGGTGCCTGCGGCTAGGAACGCTGCGCCGACCAGGGGTAGAGCCATCGGCATTATGCGACCCTCCACGCGACGGTGCAGATGGAGACCGGGCCGTATTCGCAGCGGGCGCCCGCCCCATCGGGATCGGCAAAGCCCATTATGCGATCACCGCCGACATGGACGCCAAGCGCGGTCCATTCGTCCCCTTCCTGGCCACCGGGGAAACCGACGAGATCGCCGACGAGTGCGCTAGCTGGTGGGATACGCTCGAAACCGGCTGCGTCGGCAAGCTCTTCCATTGAAGTGACACCGAGCGATCTGAGCTTGCGCTTCGCACCGCGTTCGGTGGCGTATTTGCCTACTTCACCCAGTGCTGTCTGGACGCCAAATCGCTCGACATGAGAGCCAGCCAAGTGTGCGCAATCGGCGCTCCCCCATGCGAACGGGCGATAGAGAAATGCATCGATTGTGGCCTGCGTGTGCGTCACGCGGTCGATCAGAGAGGCTACCATGAGGTATTTATCTGTGCGGGCGCTTACCAGGCGCGGCCCTGACCGGGAGATGTGTAGCCAGCTTGTGCAGACCCGCCGCCGTGCTTGACGATAGCCGGGGCCGGTGCGTCGGTGCCCCAGTGAAGGTCCCCTTGCGCAGCGGTCATCCAATCGAGACCGGTTTCGCCAGGGAACAGGCTTCGGTGAAAAGTCGGATTGAGCCGGGCGCCTTCTTCGGCGACATAAAGCCGATCGAATGCAGAAACGGTCTCGACTTCGACGACCATGGATTCTGCGCTCAGATTCGTTTTCGCAAAGTCCCACCGACCGGACCACAGCATAGTCGGCGTGCCAATCGGCGCACCCGTCATCTCATCGACCATGCCCCACCAGACATAGACCGGGCAGCCCTGGTGCGCGGGATTGGACAGTGTGCCAACGGCGTCAGCCGTGGTCGGCATGAGCGCGAACGTGAATCTGGGTGAATCCGTAGCCACCTGTTCCGTGAGCGAGGAAGCGCTAGCCAGCGCTCCGAACACCGGGTCTTCGCCGTCGAACTGCTGAATTCCATTTCCGATGTCGAAAGCGACGGTGCCGCGACCATCGATCAGATTGATCACATATCCGCCACTGAGTTCGACGCGGAGGGCCACGAACTGGCGAATGGCGGGAGCTTCTAGTCCGGCGCGAAGGGTTGGATTGAGGCTCATTACTGGGCCTCGGTGACGGTGAAGGTGACGCCAAGATTGGCCACCATCCCGACCGTCCAAGACTGCTCGGTGCCCTCGATGAATCCTTCGAGTTTCGGACTACCGAATTCGAGGATTTCGCCGCCTGTCAGCGGGACGCGCAGCATCGGAAAAAACTGGATCAGCGGCCCGGATACCGATGTCACCTGGTGAAGGTATCGAACACCATTTTTGACGACGCTGAAAAACTGTCCGACGAACTTCGCCGGACCGCCTCCATTAAACGTGAGCGCGCGGCCGGTGGCGGGGCCGACAACCGTCGCATTCGAGTAAGCGGATGGATCGACACCATCCTGCCGAACTTCGATCATGACCTTGCCGGTCAGACCTTGGGTCAGCGCGGTGACGAGCGGTCCGGCTTGCATGACGCGCAGCGGGCGAACGTTGACCTTATACGACCAACGATCGCCCATCCGCGCGATGCGCTGGCTCGGGCCACCCAAATATGGGGTCTGATCGGTTGCGCTGACCCTGAGCGTGATTTCCGTGCTCGATACGGGCACGGTAGGGATGAGTATGGCCATCCCATATTTAGCTCAATGTCAGCGGATCAGCCGGTTTCGACCTCGCGAATCCTGCTGACGACCCATGACCTGTGTCGCCGCCGAAATAGACTCGATCTGGCCCTCTCTGATCCAGCTTTTCACTTGGCCAGTAAGGACCGCGTCATTCGCATTCACGGTGGTGTGATTAACGATCGTGGTGCCCTGCGAACCGCGCGGCGAGACACTCGACTGCATTGCCGATGCCAGCAAGTTGTTCGGAACGACTTGCGCGCCAGAAGGCATGAACAGCAGTTCCGGGCCTTTTTCGCCGACCATCGCGAGACCGCCTTGCGCGAAATTGGTGCCGGTGGCGTAGCCCTTGCCATTAGCGATATTTTTCCCGCCGCCGCCAGCGCCAGCGCCCCCACCCGATCCAAGACCAAGCGAGGCTTTGCCGAGCCCAGGAGTTCCGAGCGCCATTCCGATCGCTTCAAAAATGGCGAAACGCACGGCCATCTGGATCAAGTCGGCGATGATAGACTTCGCCATGTTGGAGAAGGCCTCTTGTAGAGAGCCCGCACCCATGATCGCGTCGGTTATGCCGCTTGTCAGCTTGTCGAGACCGTCGGTGGCGATGTCGCCAAGCTGGCTGTTGAGCGTGCCGAAGCCACCAGCATGGTCCTCAATGCGCTTTTTGACGCTTGGGTCTTCCTCGCTATGACGGCGTTCAAGAGCGCCCTGTTCACCTGTCGCGAAGCTGCTCCGATTAGCTTCAGCCGCTTCACGCAGCGACTTGATAACCTCCTCGGTCATGCCAGCGCGGCGGCGATCCAGTTCTAGCTGGTCCTGTTGAAGCTTGAACGCGGCATCGTCCGCAGATTGACGCTTTTTCAACGCAAGGCGCTCAAGGCTGTGCCGCTTGCGTGTATCACGGACGTAGGACGCACGATCGTCGAGATCGTCCGCTTCGATGTAGAGGCGATCGTTGTCGAGATCGGCCTGCATTTGTGCAATTTCGTTGGCTTCGCGCGCGACTTCGATCGACTTCTCGCGTTCGATATTCAGGACTTCTTGCGCCTGAGCGAGGTCGAGATATGTCTGCGCGACAGCGGCGTCGGCTGCCGACAGCTTTTTCTGATCTACTTGCTGTTGAAGGCGCTCAGTCTGATCGGCATGGTCAATCGCCAGCGCTTCAAGCTGAGCGTTGTAGCGATCTTCCGCCGTTAGGGCCGATGCGCGAAGCGCACTGAGATACTGATTTGATGCGTCCTCGATTGCCCGATCACCTTCGTCGTGATCACGGCGGGGGCGCCCACCCTTCCCGTTCTCGGAAGTCGCACCTGGCTTCGGAGGCGCGAAATCGAGCGCATCCTGCTGGCGGACTTCACTATATAGACCGAGCGCATCCAAATAATTTTGGGCTGTGGCAGCGAGGTTTTTCTGCTCTTCTGATCCCTTCAGGCGATCCCGCGCCTCAGCCTCGCGAGACTCTCGCGTATCTCCTATTTTCACAGACGGCCCAGGGCCGATGCCCCACAGTCCCGCGACCGTTGTCGTGGCACCACTGGTCGAATCCGCAACGCGGCTATTGTAAGCTGCCTTAGCCTCTCGATACTCGCCGCGCATTTTCATGGCGGACGTGGCCGCTTCCTGGATAGCGAGGCGTTTTGCTTCCACCGCTGCGCGGCCGTAGGCGTCAGCGAGCAGATGAACCTGACCAGTCAAACTCGCCGTGTGCTTCAGCGCGTTCATATGCGCGGATGAGAGGTTGCCGGTTTCGACCTGAGCGGCCTTCTGGCGATTTCGGTATTCTTCCAAGCTCGCGGACGATGCGGAGACGCGGCGGCGAAACTCTTCCTGATCTAGGGCGGCTTTGGCCGATGAGGCCGCGAAATATCCGACAGCAGCAGTAAGGCCGATCACAGCAATGCCGATGGGGCCGCCGAAGAATGCAAGCGCGGCGTTCAACCGCGCAGATGCCGCTGCTGCCGACTGAGCCGCTGCCGTCACGCCATACATGCCCATCGCTCGGCCCGCCATGTCCACCATTTGACCAGCGCCAGCGGCGGTGCTGCGCAGGGTGGCCGCCGTCAGTTGGGTCATCGCCAGACCAGCCCGGCCGATCGCCGGGATGAAGGTGGCGGCATATACTCCGCCAACCACGAGCAATGCGTCGCGGACGACATCCAGATTGTCGGCGAGCAGGGCGATTGCCTGGCCCATACGCTCAGTGACGCCGTAGCTTTCGTTTGTCTCGCCGATGAATTTTGCCAGCGCAGAACTCAAGCTGGTCATTGACTGAGCGACGGTTAGCGGTGCCTTCGATGCCTGTGCGGCGAGCTTGTCCGACCCTGCCAGGAATGCATTGAAGAAATCCTGAGAAGTCAGCTTTCCAGCAAGCATGACTTTACGCAGCTTATTGACTGAGCCTTCCACATCCTTGTGGCCATGCGCGACGGCCTGAAGGATGGGCCGAGCGCCTTCATTGATGCTGTTCCATTCTTCGGCGCGGACCACGGCCCCGCCCATCGCCTGGGCTAGCTGGATCAGCGCGCCACGCGCGGATTCCGTGGTGCCACCTTGCACACGCAACGCGTTGGTCACGCCCGTCGCGAACTGCATCATCTGCGCTTGGGTCGCCCCCAAATCGGATTGCGACTGAGCCAAACGGCCGTAAAGCTGAGCCAGAGGTTCGAGCGCCACGCCATTTCGGGTCGCCGCCGCGAAGAGCCCCTCCTGGACGGCCGTGAGCTTCGCGCCTTGGAGGCCCGCCACTTTCAGGCTGTTGGAAAACCGAGTCCAAGTCTCTGCTGCCTGAAGGGCTTCGCGACCCGCGAAAGCGCCCGCAATCAGGGCAGCCATCGACTTTAGCTGGCCCGAAATCTGCGCCGTCTGCTTCTCAAACGATTTGGCGAAATTTGTGTTCGCCCACGCGTTTTGGGTCTGCTTCGCCGCGCGCGCATTGTCTGCGGCTAGCTTCGCTGCCGCCTTGGAGTTGATCGACTGAAGACGCTTAAGCTCGCGCTCGATGTCGCGAATGTTCGCAGTGAAGCGCATTTCAAGCGCGTTGGATGACTTTGCCATCCAGTATTTATTTGAAAGGAAAGAACCGCCGGTCCTTCCCTCTCGCGTCAGTTAAGCTGACTCACTGCTGCGAAGAATTCTTCTTCGGACGGGGCTTTCGGCCCCTGTTCTTCGCCGTTTCCGTGGAAAGTTCGCCATCCGCTGTAGCATTGATGCCAATGCCAGAGGGACATGCGCCTGATGTCGTCAGGTGTGAATCCAGCAGCCCCACCAAACTCGTAAAATCGACCGAATTTGAGAAGTCCTCGTCGGTCGTCATCTCGGTCTGTGGGGCTTCCGGCTCCCCCTCGATGGGTTCGTCCTCGACCCCGACAAGCGCGGCCATGATGACGTTACCAGCCAGCATCACATATTCTTGGAGAGCGCCCGGCACGACATTGCGCTGGACGAGATCATGCGCTTCGCGCTGTCCCATGCCGCCGCCGATCAGGCCGAGCCGAATGGTGTGACGGAGGTCGCCGACCATCCACTCGCCAGCCAGGATGCGCGTTGCAAGAACGTGAGGGCCAACCCCGGTCAGTTCTTGCAACGACTCCAGTTCACCAATCCGCAGGCCGAGGGGGAATTCCCCTTCGCCCACGAACTGGTTTTCGAGGATTGCGCTACGCGGCATTAAGGTGCCTCGGTCACGGTGACGGGACCGGCCTGCTCAAGCGTGATCTGGCATTCGGATGTCTTCACACGCTCGGCGCTGACTTGGAAGCTGGTCAAAACGAACGGGCCGGTGACGATTGAATCGCCGATCGCGACCTTCACATTCTTGACTTCGCCAGAACCAGCCCACGACAGAAACTCGTGAACGCTGGCCTTGTGCAGCATACCGGCGCCGTCGATCTTGGTATCAAACGATCTGACGCGGCGGAAAGTCTGAGCGGGGAGTGACTGGTCTTCAGTGTCGCAAAGCTCGTCTGATTCAGTAGCAGTCGTGAAAGAAACTGCGCGGGTGGTATTGATAAGAACCGGGTGAGCGAACACTTCCGGTGATGCGCCGTCGCCGATCTGCACGGTGATTTCGTGCCCGATGATGGGATTGATAATGGCCATTAAAAACTCCAGTAAATTACTGGAAGTATTTATTCTGGCGGCTCATCAGAGCGGCTGAAGCAAGTATTCGAAAGTCACGACGCCTCTCGCTGTCACGCCGTCCGCATCCGTGAAATAATTCGCAGTTTCGAAAGCTGCTTCACAGGTCATGAACCCTTCGACTTCGATGAATGTGTCGAGCGCCGACCGAACGGAAGCGGCTACCGTCTTGGCCTCTGGCTTGGACTTCGCGACGATATTCACGGTTACATTGCAGGCGGACATTTCGGCAGCGGCATAGTCCGCGCCGATCACATCATCGCCGATCTGGCAGTAGGGCTGGACCGCATTCGACGGGACGCGATGATAAACGCGGTCGCCGACAGCGCCGGTCGCGACAATCGCCGCATAGACCGCTTTCTGGAGTGGAATGTCGGGGGCGCTCATGCGAACACCTCCTTCAGCGCCTTGCGAATAGCACGAGCAAGGGCCCGGCGGTGGCGGCGGGCGCTAAGAACCTTCGCGGGATACCAGAACCGCTTTCCTTCGATCCAAATGCCGTTGAGCGTGTGGCCGAATTCCATCGGCGCGGCATAAACGAGAACGTCGTCGCCTATGCTGACCACATATTCGTGCTTGGTAGCGTCGCCGGTTTCGAGCTTCACCGTGTCGGCAATGTGCGGCCCAGTTTCCGAGCGCGGCGCGTTACGTTTGATGTCTGCGTAGAACCGCGCAGCTTCGCGCTGGTTCACCTTTTCGGCAGCCTGCGAAATCTGCGCGGGCAGCTTGCGCATATCGTCGTTGAACTGTCTGAGATCGATGTTTGCGGACCACTTCATGGCCATATTTATTGTCAGGACGCCTCTTGGGAGAGGATTGAGCCCGCTTCACAGACCAGCATCACGAACCGCGACCGGCCATTGTCTTCGAGGTTTCCGGCCCACTTGATCGCATAATGGCGACCAGTGCGATCATCGATCACAACATCTTCAGCCGTGATCGTCCGCGTCCGTGCATCCGCGCGGACAACAATATCGGTAGGTGACAAGCCTGAAAGGCGTTCGGACTGGACCTGCTCACCGCCCCGCTTCGCGGTGATCTTTGCCGGAATGGCTGTCGCGACATTAACCCAGGCGTCCTCGTAGCCGCCCATGCCATCAGAGATTTGTGAGCGGCGTTTAATAGTGATGCGCTCCGTCAGAGCGCCAGCGCCGGGTGGGGTCCAGGCCATCAGCCGTCCTCCCCTTCATCCGGGGCCGTCAGACGGGCACGAAGCTCGTCCGCGTCGATAAGCTCGCCGCCTTCGGGAAGATCGTCGAGATCATCGTTGTCACCGATCACATACAGAGCGCGACCGGCAAGAAATGCGGCTTCTGCGCACTCTTCATCGACTTCGACTTCCGTGCCCGCCAGATAGGCGATCGTCAGATCATTATCGTCCGCCGTGTAATCGAAATCTGCGAGAAAAAGGATCGTTGCCATGGCCGATCACCCGACCCGATGCCGTGCCAGGATCGACTGGACACCAAAAGGGAGGTCATGGAGCGCGGAAACTGTCGCGGCTTCGCGGTTTGCATAAAGGTGACCGACGATTAGCCGAATCGCGTGCAGGAGATCGGCCGGGCATGCACCATCGGCGTATCCGGCTTTGAATGTGATTTTGGTTTTAGTTTTACCACGTGCCCCGGTCGTCCTCAGAACCGCTGGCGAGCAATCGCTATCGAGATCATAAGTGGCCGCATCGATCGAACTGCCATCGACGATGATCGAAACGATCTCGGTGACGGGGTGATGTGGGATCAGGACCGTCCTCGGCAGGCCGTCCAGCGACGTTCGATATGTCTGATCAGATAGCGCCACGCCAATTCCGTGGGGGCCGTCGATGTAGCCAGTGGCAACCTCGATCAGCGTCGCCAGGTATGCGTCATCCTCGTCATGAGCGATGGCGAGGTGGGATTTGACGTCCGCGACCGTCAGAACTGGGCCGGTGCGGGGAATGGTAAGAATGGTGCGTGTCCACATGAACATATTTAGACGCGCACAAAAAAACCGGGGCGAACCCCGGTTTCCTCGCTGTCACTCTGGCTTGGTGACGGATTTCTTGGCCCTTACGGCCTTTTCGACCGGGGGCTTCAAAGATGCGGTTTCCTCTTCGACGATCGGCTCGGCGAAGCCTGCGGCAAGAAGCCTTACCGCGTTCTCACCTTCGACGATGTCTCCGTGATGGCGGACAAAATCGATGCCCGCCATAGAGACTGTGAGCCGCGCCTTCATTATGCGGCCCGCATGATAAGCGCCTTAATTGCGGCGGGGTCCATGACAGCGCTGTCAACGCGGGCAAGGCCCACGAAGCCGACCTGATCCTTCTCCGCGTAGCGCTCATTGAGGCGACGGATCACAATGCCACCGGCACGGCGGACGGTGAACTGGCTCAGGTCGCCGAAAACTGCGACACGATTGCCAGCGCCGATTTCCGAGACGGCCTGGTTGATATAATAACGGCGACCGTTGAGCAGCGAGGGCACGCCAACCTGACCGGACGGCTGCCAGATGTAGCGGCCTTCGGCGTCCTTCAGCTTGCGAACAACCTTTACGAAGCTGTCGTTGAACATCCACTCGCCGTTTGCACGATAAGCGGGGTCCACCGAATGCTCCTGGTCGATCAGTTCGTCGAAGGTGATGGCATTGGTCAGGGCAGTGGTCACACCAGCACCTGCGCCGGTGATGAGACCACCCGGCGCATTCGTGCCGTTGCCAGTCGTGAGCAAAGCGTTGAGCTTGCGGCCGAGACGCTTGGCGATCGCCTTGTGGACGAAATCGACGACATCGATAGCCGAGTCAGTAATCAGTTCGTTCGATACCAGAACGACGCCCGAAGTGATCTTGTAAGCTCCAAGGCCAATCTGACCGAAGGTAAGGTCATCGGCGTCGCCAAGGTCGGTGCCTTCAGCGACCTGACTTGCGGTATTTCCGGTGTCGTCATTGGTCGGGAAGTTGATGGTTCCGCCGCCTGCGGTGTCGATGTAGTTGACCACGGTCCCGTCGTTGAGCGGACCAAAGGCCTTCATCGTTTCGATGACGCCGGGATTCAATGCGGTCGGGACGGTGTAGCCGCCATTTTCGTCGGTACCAACATTCTGGGCGCGGAGTTCGGCTTTGCCGATTTCACCGCGTAGGTAAGAAGCAACGGCCTTCGCTCGCTTCTCTTCGTTCGACACATTCGAGCGGACTTCGACAGTAACATTGTCAGCGACGATCGCAGCGGGATCAACGCTGTCGAATTCACGCGAACGAGCTTCGGCACGCTCAGCGCGCTCTGCGCTAGCAGCGAGGCCATCAGATTCGACCATCATGCGGTCAAACTCGGCTTCCTTGTCCGAGCGGTTTTCCTCGGTGATTTCGTTGAGGAGGGCGCGCGCCTTGTTCGCAATTTCCAGCGACTTGGAGCGCAGTTCAGTGATATTCATGTTAGATATTCTCCGGAGAATCTATTTCCGGAGATATTTATTCTCAGCGATCACTTTGGACGTTCAAAGTCCTTTGGCGCGCAATACTGCATCAAGGGCTCGCTTCGTCATGGGCGAAACATCGATTTTGTAAGTCGTATTTGTCGGAACTTCGATTGCCTCCGCCTTCCAGGCATCGAGTGAGCGAAGCGCCGCCGTAGTGTCGGGATAGGCGGGGTCGATCACAAATGAGATTTCGGTCAGGTCCAAATCCTTGATCGTCCGGGTGACTTTACCGGCCCGGTCTTCACGCCAATCTTGTTCGCGGACGATGAAGCCGAACGACATTTGCAAGTCGCCATCGGCAAGAGCGTCAAGCTGAGCCGCAGTGAAACGCGTGGTGTCGAGATCGAACGCCAATCCTCGATGATCTTCAGCCAGATTAAGCTTGCCCGATCTCGTCGCACCAAGGGGCTGGGATTTGTCATGCGCCCACAGCGCATAGATACTGATCGTGCCAGCAGTGGTGGCGGACAGCGACCGTGAGAACGCGCCCGGTGCGATGCGTTCAACAAAAGAGCCAAGGTCGGCGCTGTCACTGTTGAAGACAGCGGCATAGCCGCTGGCGCGGCCGGTCGCCGCGTCCTTGGCGCGAACTTCGGAAATGGCGAAATTACGGGTTTCGAGGGTCATCGGGGTCGGTCTCCGGGAAAAGATTAGAATTTGGTTCGGGTGCAGTCGGCTCATCTGGCAGCGACTTCAGGCGCGCCGTAGCGCCCTGGATCATCAGATCGTCGCCGCCATCGAGCGGCCCACGATTGTCCAGGGCTCGCGCCTCGTTTGGCGTGAGCATCCCGCTGTGAACCGCGCGGGCCAAGCCGTTCATGCGGCTGAGGAAGTCACCACGCTGGAGGCCGTCGAGATTGAACTCCACGAAATTGGTGCTGTTACGGTTGCCAAACAGCTTCGCGTTCATTTCCTGCTCGATCAACTCAACCAGCGGGACGATGGTGTGTTGAGCAAAATTCAGGTTCTGCTGCTCGACGTTGGAATAGGTGCCGGTGCTGAGATCGTGGATCATCGCGGGGGCAACGTTGAAAATCCGACCGGCCTCGCTGATCATGAAGCGGCGAAGCTCGATAAGCTGCTGCGATGCGGGATCGAAGCCAAGTGCCTTCAGGTCAAAACCGGTCGGGATGGGCAGAATTTTGCGCTTGCGGTTCGCGTTTGATGACAGCGCCGACTGGATGTCGTTTGAAGCCCGCTCCGACGCCTGTGGCGACGACATCGGTCCACTGAGAGTCATCGGCGGCACACCACCATTTTCCAGCAGGCCGCCCGCATATTTCTGCGCGGCGCT